AGACACTAGTTTAATGTTTTCGTTGTTACCTCACAAGGCTTCCCCCGTTCCTTGTTGGTACTACAAACCAAACGCATCAACTTCTGGTGCTCCCTACTTCGTGAGAAGAACTGAGATTGTTGACTTAATCCACTATGAAGCTAGTGAATTAATAGAGTATATTGCTGACACTCCCGACATGGCATTTGAGGATTATTTGGTGCCCCCTGTTGTCCCCTATGTCAAAAGTGTGACTTCAAAACGTGTTTACGGCCCTAAGACTAGAGCGATCTGGTGTTATCCAGCTGTTATGACGTGTATTGAACATATGTTTGGGTCTTCGCTCTATCACTCTTTCATCCAGTATAGGAATACTGCAAAATTACCTTTTATGCATGGGCCTTCAGCCTTTCACGACGCGCGTTCGTTTATTCGGTCTACGGACTTAAATCAAGGTGTGCGGGTTAGTGATTGGGTCAAAGGTGATCAACAGATGCCCCCCTGGTTACTGAAGAAAGCGTTTTCTGTGCTTGAGAAGATGATTGACTTCAAGATGATGGCGGGCTATCCGGTTTCTAATTGGGCTGCTAAGCGGAATAAGCGTGTTTTCGATTTCGTTAGGTGGTACTTTATAAACACGCCGATAGTTATAAAAGATTTTCTATATAGGAAGAAAGGTGGTATACCATCAGGTTCAATGTTCACATTGATGGTCTGGAATATCTGTAGTATACTCACTAATTGTTACTTGAGTCGTCAAGTCGAAAAACGAGCCTTATTTGCAAGAGATTTGGTCGTGTGTGGAGATGATAATGCCGCTCGAGTCCACACTCCTGGTTTGACGTTCTCCGCATTTGCTAAAGCTGGCAAGCAATGCGGCCTAATTTTTCATGGTTACCCAAAAAGTCAGTTGGAATACTGGCCTAATCACGAAAAAGTGACCTCTTTGTCTTCTAAATTTTATGACCCTTCTAGGTTATTACGTGATGAAGATGATTTGTTTGCGCGATTTGTTTATCCGCAACGATGGTCTGCGTGTAGAGAAGAAAGTGTTGGTAGAGCACTTATGTTGGATATGTCGGTTTTGAAGACGATGCCTCGGGTTCATGCCTTTACTGTGTTTTATGTGAAGTGGAAACCCCTCAATATTACGAAACCCATATATACTGACAAAGATATCAACAAGTATTTCCGATACGTCACAGATGCTCCTTGGTTACGATTTCCTGATTCATCGACCATCTACGACATCCTCGTACCTTACGGGAATGATCAAAGGTGGACAAATTTATTTGCTACTGCGTTCTGAGTGACTATGTAAATGTGGAATTTTAATAAAGGCCAAAAT